GCCTCGCAAAATTTACACAATCAGATCGGTGTCTCCCTCGGTCTAACTCCTGAAGAAATCGATGCGATGTGGATGTCCGCTGCTAGTATGTAATAAGCCGAGACTTACTCTGGAAAGGTCAAGACCCGATCAATACCGATCATGAGCGCGTACACTGCCACATTAGATAATGTGGTCCACAAGCGTGGAATCAGGTACGTTCTCACTTCACCTCTAGTTTGGCATATCGGGGCCGAACACGGACCTGTCTATATCGTCCCGAAGGGTTTTGAGTTTGATGTTTCAATCCCGCGACCCTTTTGGTTTCTCTTCAATCCACACGATCCCAGGTACTTCAAGGCCGCTGCACTCCACGACCATATGTTGATTAGTGGCTGGTCCCGCATCACAGCCGCAGCGGAATTTCATAATGCATTGAAGGCGGATGGTGTCCCACTTTGGCGGCGTCTCGTTATGTTTCTGGCCGTGTCTCTGTGGAAATACTCATAACTCATCATCCTGCATCAGCAGATATTTGAAGTAGCGAACACTACTTCACATCTTCGGCTCATCATATTGGTGAGCCGTAAATGAAGCAAGTCCAGAAGACAGAGTTCATCACTGCAGCACTGCGAAAGTCGCTCGGTGATGGCGTCGCACTGGATCATCTTCGGGTTTACGAAGCGATTGCCCTTAACACTTTGCCGTTGCGGAAGAATCACCCGCTGTACAACGGCAGTCGCGCTGATCGCTCTCTTCTTTATGAGATGGCGGCGGAACTGAACAAGGAATCCCGCCCAGTGCATCTCATGCATTATTCCGATGACCTGCCGGTTGGTCGTGTCTTCTATGGTGAGGTTGTTGATCAGGGATCGGAAGCCGAGCTTCGTGTGCTGTTCTTCCTTGACCCCACGGCAGATGAGGAAGCCGTGAAGATCGACAGCGGGTCAGTAGACCAGGTCTCCGTCTCTGTCCTGCCGAAGCACATCTACAACAGCGTTTCCGGTTTCGATTACCTCGGACCCGACGCCACTGTTGAACACATCATGTCTGGCACCGACCCAGACGGGAACACTCTAGGCAAGAACGGGTGCTACGGACGAATCGTGGGTCTCAACAAGTTCTTTGAACTCTCACTCGTCGGGATGGGTGGGGCTCAGAATGCCCGCATCATTTCCCGCGACGAGTCTCATTTTGGGTCCTCGTACCAGAAACTCGCCGCCAGCGGTCTGGACCCGAATGCTCTTGTACTGGTGGCGTCGACCTCGACGAGGAAAGAAGAGATGAACCTGACTGAAATCATTGCACAGCTGACGGATATGAAGGCTGAACTGGCGCAGAAGATCATTGAGATCTCTACGCTACAAGCCGCTATTGCAGAGAAGGACAAGCGCATCGCTGAGCTGGAGGCGAAGCTGGAGGATGTTGCGAAGCCTCAGGCTGAGCTTCAGGAGCAGATCGCTTCCCTGACCACTCAGTCGGAGGAGGCCAGGGCTCAGCTCGACGCGGCGGTTACTTCTCTCAAGGACATCGCAACGAAGGTTCTCACGGCTGCTGGCAAAACCACGGACGGTCTCCCGGAAACCGTGGAGGAGCTGAACGCTGTGATTAACGAGACGACTGAGGCACTCGCTGCCTCTCTCGTAGCAGGTGGTCGGTCCAAGGAAGCGACGAGTGATGTGTCGAAGGACATAGTCCCCGTCGCTGGTGCCTTCCGCGTCCGCTGGTAAAACTTTGGAGACTTAGACTATGGCTTCTACACCCTTCCACTACAGTGTCAGCCTGCGGGGGTTCCACTTCGAGGACTCTAACCTCACGGTGAATCTCGCTTCTGACATCACTGTCGCTGATGTTGGCAAGGCAGTCACCATCGACACTTCCGACGCGAACAAGTTCAAGCTGGCGGGTGATGGTGATCCGATTGTTGGCCGTCTTGAAGTGGTCGAAGACCGCTCTGTTGAGGGCCAGCTCGTCGGTACCGTTGCCTTCCGCTTCGCCAACCTCCTTCCGATAGCTGAGGGCGAAACCGTTGCTGTTGGCAACACTGTTGTCGGTGGTGGCGACGGTACGGTCAAGGCTCTGAAGGATCAGGAGAATAATCCTGTTGCTGACTACAGCATGAATTTCGTGGCCGAAGTCATCGGTACGAACGCTGTCGTCGTCAAGATCTAACCACGGAGAAATACGTACCATGAGCAAGCCTCTCTCTCAGGTTAAGCGCCGTGGGGTTCAGGCCCTGGCAGACCTGCGTTCGGATAACCAGGCGGTGTCGATCCAGGCCGCGCAGAACCTGATCGGTGAAGCGCGGGACTTCGGCCTCAACCTGCGCGATTTCCTCACACTGGCCATTGATGTGCCGGCCTCCGATCACGCCGAGCGGTTTAGGGACGACAAGGGTTTTCTTTCTGGCTACGAAGCCGCCCTCGCCTACTTGAACCTGCCGGTCCGCGATGACTTCAGCCGGGGTGTGGTGCTCGACGCCGCTGTGGACACGTTCCAGACGTATCCTGGTACCCGTGCGCTCTTCCCGGAGGTGGTGGATGACATGCTCCGGTGGAGATATCGTCAGGACCAGCTGGAGTCCACCAAGGGCATCGTCTCTCAGAGCCGTACGATTTCCGGCGTCGAAATGATCTCTACGGTCGTCGACGACAAGGAAGAGGATTATCAGGTCCATCGTGCGGTAGCCGAGCTGGCTCGCATCCCGGTGAAGACCATCCGCACGAGCCAGACTGCCGTTGCCTTCTATAAGCACGGCGGCGGCATCCGCTATTCGTACGAGTTCAACCGACGTGCTCGTCTCGACATTCTGACGCCCTACCAGAACCGCATGATGCGGGAGGTGGAGCGGTCGAAGGTCTGGACCGCCACGACGATCCTCATCAACGGCGACGGTGTGAATCCGGCCGCCCCGGTGGTGAAACAGAGCTCCTTAAATTCTCAAGCAACCGCGAACAAGATCGACCGTCGTGCCCTTGTTCTGTGGCTTATCAGCCGCGCCAAGGCAGGTACCCCGGTTGATACCGTGCTTGGCAACTGGGACGCATACGTCGAATGGCTTGAGCTGTTCGCCATGAGCAAGGTCGGTGATCGCTCTGAAGCCGACGATGCCCGCGCCCAGGGCTTCCAGCTCGGCGGTGTGCCTCTGCTTCAGGGTCAGGTGAACTTCGTTCTGTCGAGCGCCGTGCCGGATGGCAAGCTGGTTGGCTTCTCGCAGGGCGACACCATCGAGGAGCTGATCGAGGCGGGTTCTGACATCGAGGAGTCCGAGCGTTCGATCCAGAACCAGTCGATCACCGTCGTGAAGACGGAGAACGCCGGCTACAAGCTCAGCTTCCCGGACACTCGTTCGGTCTACGACTTCTCTGAATAGTCCAGGGGACTGAAGTGATAGAGGGGCCGTCGTTCATCCGAGCGACGGCCCTTTTGGCAGAAAGAGGAAGATTATGAAGATCTTGTGCGAAACCACTGGCAATTTCATGCTTGCCGACCTCGCCAATGGTCAGGTGGTCGAGGCCTATCGCCCGAGCGTGGTTGTGATGACGTCGTTCATCGAGCAACGGGCACTGTTGGGTCAGTTGCGCAAGCTTGCTGACCTTACGGACGAGGCGACGGATGAGGAGTTTGCCAGATACGTGAAGGACAGCGGGGACATGGTCCTGGCTGTCGAGGCTTTCACGGCGGCTTTTGGAGTTGAGAAGACGACTGAGAAGCGAGGCAAACGCGGCAAGCGTAAGTCGAACGAGCCTGAAGAGGCATTCGAAACGCCAGAGGAGTAGTCCATGCAGGATTTCGTCGCGGGGGAGGATATCGAGCTCCCAGTCAGCCTGATTGTGGGCGGACAGCCTGTTATTCCTGATGAGGACTCGGTGAAATTTACCCTCCGCGACCACTCCGGCGCAGTGTTCGACGGAATGTCGAACATCCCGGTCAGTACCGGGTCGGCAGATTATCGTTTCATGATCGAGATCCCTGCGGAGTATAATACACTGTCCGCAGGGAAACGGTTCGAAAGACGGACGATCAATCTGTCTTATACCCATAATGGGATCGCCCGAGGACTGAGACTGCACTATCGCCTCATCCCATACCTGAACCATTCCGTTACACCCGCTCAGGTTCGAAGCTTTCTCGGGGTAAATGAAACGGAGCTACCAGACGACGAGATTAACCTCGTCGACGCCTATTTCGTAGTGGAGGAGCAGGTTGGCCAAGCCATTTTGGAAGAGAGCCTCACCTCCGGTACGACTTCGGAAATCGCGGCCAATACTCTCGTCCGCATGAGAGCGGTGCTGGACGTCATTCCCTCCTTGAAGCAGCGGGTGGCACAGGAGGAGCGCAGCGGTCAGAAGAGCTTCTCCCGCCCGCTCATTCATGACTTTGACGCACTTCGTGAAGAGGCTGAGAAGCGATACCAGGTGGCGTTGAACACCTTCTCGACAGGTATCGAGCTACCGTTGAACCTCGTTGTTACAACGCAGGATGTCGACCCGATCACCGCAGGAGGCTAGCATGGTCAGCCTGAATACCGTCGGTCGACGTTTTGAAAGCGTGCTGGTCACCGATCAGGGCAAGGCATTCTTCGGCACGATTGAACCAAACAGCGAGGGCAGACTGCCCTCCTACGAAATCAGCGAACCTCGTCTCCTACTCCGCGTCGACCACCTGGCTCCTGTGTCTTCCGGGGATATCATCAAAGATGTTGTGGGCCGTCGTTTCATCGTTGCGGACCATGACATCAGCTTCACGGCGGGTCAGGTCGAATATCGGACCCATCGACTGTTCCATACGAACAGAAAAGCTGTTTGGGAGCGTGAGACTTCCGTTATCGATCCTCTTACACAGCAGAAACGGTCAACTGGCAGCGCCCAGCTGGGAGAAATTTGGTGCCTTATGGAGGCACCTCAGCGAGAGTTCAGTGATCCCCAGCTTAGAGTGAGGGAGGAACGCTTAAGGGTAGTCCTCGCTCAGCCTGTCGAGCTTGGCGATATTCTCGACAAAATGGTCGTGAGACGTATCAACCCGATATTGGGGGTCTATGTTGCGGAGGTGCAGTAGTGGCTTCCGACACCCTCAGGATCAAAATCAGGGTAGGACGATCTGCCGGTCGATTTGATGCCGCCGATAGCCGAGCATCAGAGTTCTTTGCCAATGAGGTTGCGAAGGAAGCGCTTGGCGCGACCCGTGACTCAAACTTTGTGCGGTTAAAAAGCCTGGAGGGGGAACTTACCAAGGCTGTCAACACCGAACTGGCGAATGCCGTGAGGTATGCCGCTGATCGTATGATCGGGCAGAAGAGTCACGGGATTCAGCCCAAGGTCTTCCACATCGAACCCTCAGAGGACGATGTGTCACTGACGGCTACCGGTATTGGACGTCACCTGAGAATACCCCGCTTTGGTGGTGTGAACCAAGTAACTTGGCATCCACTTTCAGCGAAAACGCGTCAGGTCAAGGAGCAGAACAAGCATAACTTTTTCCTTCATACCGGGACGCTTAGGAGGTTTCTCAAAAGGAATGCCCATTCAATCGCCTCAGCAACTGGCGGTGTGAAGTTTGAGATGCTTCGAGACGACCGGTACAAATACATTACCAGAAAGACTGATTATATCCGGATTGGCACACTGCGGATGACGTTCCTGCCTCGTGTTCATCGCGGTTTCCTTCCTGGTCTTCACAACGGGAACGTCGGCTCTTTTGACCCAACTGTGCGTTTCGAGGCACTGCTGCAGCTCCCGATGGACGCTTGGCAGAAGCTACGTGGTCCCGAAGTGCGGGGGTTCCGCCGACCGGAATGGCACCGCCCACTATTGCAGCCGGTCTTCACCTACTGGACCCTATTCCGTCTCCCCCGGCGTGTGTCTGCGGTTCTGAATAGGATCATTACCCAGCGCCAATTCGGCGTTGACACCAACTATCGAGGTATCTGATGCTGTTTTCTGATGTTTGGGGATCGATTGTGAAAATGACCAACGAGATGATCACCGAGTTTAAAGGTGATTATCCGTCGATCCCAATCGAGTTCATTGACTGGGAAACCAAGGCGAACATTCAGGAACTACCAAACGCAGACTTGATCGGTCCAACCGCACTGGGGATCACCGAGGAGACCCCGGAAATCATCGTGGTCGACTTTGCGATAGGTGTGTCAACATATCAGACGGACACGAACCTGTTTCGCCAGCGTGACTACCTTGATAGGTTGTTCGATAGGATGCGCTACAAGAGGCACATTACCCTTTTCGACGCCAATACAGCACAACCGAAAGGAAGAATGGTATTCACAGAGGGTACTACAATAAGCCCGATGACTCGGGCTGAGGCACGTCCATTCCAGTACATTCAAGCCGAATGTCTTTTAACTTAGGACGTTTGGTCGGGTGCTTCAGGCAGTCCACCAGTAGCGAACATCATTGTTCGCAAAAGGTTGAGATTCCCCTCACTCTCTGCCGCCAAAGCTGCTTCCAGCAAGAACACAATCTCCTGCGTCAAGCTCCTCCTGTTGTATTTGGCTCGATTCTGAAGCAGCAGGGAAAGGTCCTCTTCAAGTGTAACAGTAACACGATGCATGTTTCACCATAATGATGCGAGATTCTCTCGACAATATAGGAACTAATGGCCATCTAGCAAGTACCAGTTTCCCTACCAGAACGCGAAGGACTCCCCATGGCTGGTCTTGCAAAAACTAAGAGTTTCATGCTTTCGGCGGCGACCATCATGATCGGTCCTGCTAACAAGCTTCATCAGCTTAATCCCCAGGAACATTCGATTGGTCTGGCCAAGAATTTCCAGATGACTGCAGACCCGACCTATGTCGAGCTGACTCAGGGTCTTAACAACGTGACCGTGATGTCCGTGAAGAACTCCGAGGGTCTCCGTGCGTCGTTTGAGGTGTACGAGTACACGCTTCGCAATCTTGCCTATGCCGCAGGTCTTGACGCCTCGGGTGTGGATTTCGACCCGATTGATACAATCTGGGTGACCGCGTCGGATGTTCAGACGAACAAAACGGTTACTGTGGCCTCCGACATCACCGACTCCCTGCAGTCGGGTGATTATGTATTCCTCCAGAATGGTATCGACGACAAGGTGCACATTGCGAAGGTCGCGACCGTCGAGTACGATACTGTCACCACCATCACCTTCGCTCAGGGGTATGAGACTCCTAGTAGCGCGGATGTAACCTTCCCAGCGGGCTGCCGTATCGGCAAGGTGAAACGGGTGAACGTCGGTGGCTCTCTGGTCCAGCCGGAGATGGGTGTCAAGGTGGTTGGCCTTTTGCCGAAGGACAACGCACCCTTCACGATCCTTATGCCGAAGGTGAAGATCACCCGTGGTCTTGGTGTGGCTTTCCAGACCGACAACTTCGGCAATCTTCCCTTCGAACTGACACCATATGCGGGTGTTCCTGGTGACCCGTTCTATGGTGAATATGGCGAAGCTGTTGCGATTCTCTTCCCGCGTTAACCGCAGCAGACATCTTGTAAAGAGATGCCCCACTCACTACGTGAGTGGGGCATTTTACTTGGGGAGAACCAGGCACACCTATGCAAGCACCAAATCCATACATCACCATTGATGTTGACGGTAAGGAACGTGAAATCTTCATGTCCTTTGGCCTTTTGGATACTCTATGTCGCATCATTGGTGATCCCGCAAATGTCGCTCAGGTGCACGTCAACTTCGAGCTTCGTGAACAGATTCTCAAAGAAACACTGGCCGAACGGAAGAAGTCGGGGAAGCTGGTCAAGCACATTGATGTCGACGAGCTGGATATTTCCGTTGAGGACGTCGAGGAACTTGTCTCTTGGGTTGCGGAGCATGTCCTCGCTTTTTTTATTCGCTCGTTGAGCAAAGTCGCGGAAGTGACAAAGCGGAGCGAGGGCCAGATCAAGGACCTCGTGTCTTCCTTTCCTGGCTTGAACGACTCAGCTTCGAAGACGGAATCATCTGGGCAACCGGCGTAAGGCCGAGTGCTCTTCGGGAGGTCTACTGGTCACATACTTATGATGATCTCAAACGGATCATTAGTCTCAAAACACAGGAGGAGATGGCCAAGACCTACCAACAGTTCGAGACGTTACGTCTCGTGGTGTATGAGGCTCTAGGAGGCTCGAAGCAGAATGGGGGCGTTTCCTCTGCAGCTAAGCCGGTCGAGACATTCGCTGAGCTTGCTGCAGCCTTCCAGGAACTGGGGGGTGTAGTTGGCTGAAGGCGGGCGCGTTGAATTTGATCTGGGTATTGACGCAAGACGCGCCTCAGCCGAGCTCGAACGCCTCCGCAATGATCTGACAAAGATCACCTCCGATTTTCAGAACGCTGCGAACACCATTCGTCGCAACGTCGAGCAGATGACCCGGGACCTGAGAAAGGGCTTGGGTGATCCGGTAAGGGCTCGACGCGAGGAAAATGCTTTTGCAAGAGCTACAAGCTTCCAGAGCCGTGGCTCCCGTGATACCCAAATCCGTGAAGCCGCTACAAGGCAGCTTATCAATGAAAGCCGCGCTGCGGCTGAGAATGTAACGGCACGGGTCACCAACGAGCTGGTTAACCAGTTCGCAATGCGCCTTCGCAACATGGACGAAATGGTCCAGGCGCGAATGCGCCGTGAGTTGGCGAAGGCCAATCGATATATCGCGGGCAGTACTCCTGAGATGCTTCAGGCTCAGGAGATCCTTCAGCAACGGCGCAACGAGCAGATGCTCCTTGAAGCCCGGTTTGGGCGGGGAGCCGTCATCAACCAGAATGTCTGGGAACGTTTCAACGCCCGTGGCGGTGCGGAGATCATGGGGCTTCAAGGACGCCTCATGGCCAATGCCTTTGCGCTCAGCATGCTCTGGAACGTCATGCGGAGCGGTCGCCAGTTCGTTGTCGAGCTTGATCGGGAGTTTCGTCAGTTCCAGGCGATCACGGCGACCACCAACTCCGAGATGGAAACTCTCAGCGGGCGGCTGATCGACGTTTCGGAAAAGACCAAGTTCACTGCTCTGGAAGTTGCTAAGGCAGCGACCGTGATGGGCCAGGCTGGCCTCTCCGCCCGTGAGGTCGGTGACTCCATCGAGGCGGTTACCTTGCTCGCCACCGCTGCCGGTACCGATCTACAGCAAGCGGTGGACATCACCACCTCGGTGCTTTCGATTTTCAACCTTCAGACCAGAGAGACGGCCAATGTTGCCAACGTGCTGACTGCCGCTCTGAACGGGTCGAAGCTGACGCTCGATAAGCTCACGCTGGGCATGCAGTATTCCGGCAACGTCGCCGCCCAGCTGGGAATGACATACCAAGAGCTGGTGGGTGTCCTCGGCGCATTGGCTAACTCCGGTATCCGTTCTGGCTCCACGCTAGGTACCGGTCTCCGCCAGCTTCTGATCGATATCCAAAATCCGACCAAGGCCCTTCGCGACATGCTGAAGCAGGCGGGTCTGTCCGAAGAGGATATCAACATTGAAACCCAGGGCTTCCTGACGGTTCTCAACAACCTCAAAGAAGCCGGTTTCGGGGCCGCTCAGGCGTTTGACGTCTTCCAGGTTCGTGCGGCGGCTGCATTCGTGGCCCTGTCGAACAATATCGATCTCGCACATAAGCTTCAGCAGGAATTCCTTCTGACCACAGCTGCGGTCGAAGCGAATACCACTCAGATGCAAGCGCTGGCGAAC